CCACCTGTGTTTGTACCAGGGAAAGTAGTTGTAGTTGTTGAACCATACTGAACAATTCCCTTACCATATTTCTGAGTTACAACACGGAACAACAATGGTGCAGTTGTGCTAAAAGTAACACCACCAATTGAAGCCTGAGTTGGTAAAATTGTAAGGTCAGAAAGGAATGATTCATTGTCCATTTCTTGACCATCAGGACCGATAAGTTTACCGTCACCTGTTGAAGAGAAACCTGACATAATCAAAAGAATCTTTCTGTATTCGTTTGCTCCGTATCCTGATACAATCAAATCACCTGCAGACCAAACTGCAGTGTTTGTTGCTGCTGATAACCAAGAATATTGACCCTTTGAATAATCAAAAAGACCTGCAGGGTTCAAACCTGGTTCAGTACCTTCGTAGAAAAGGTCATAAAGGTTTTTAGCATACGCAGTTGAGTCATTGTAACCTGCGTTAGGGTCACCAGGATAGTTACCAGGAGAACCTACAGGTGCTCTGTGAGCATCAGTTGCTCCTTGAGAAATTGCTGGTGTAGATGCAGTCCAACCTTGGATTTGAGGTACAAAGTAGAACAACTTACCGATAGGAAGGTTCATAGCTTGTACTGATACGATTTCATTAGCTAAAAGTTTAGAGAATACACGACGAATGATTGGGAATACTACAGTTTCAAATGAACCTGAATCTGCAGTAGACGATGCTTCGTTAATTAAGAATGAAGCTTGGTTTTCATATAACTGAGCTACGTTCTCTTTTAGGTGACCACGAAGGCCTTCAAGGAACCCTAATTTGTCCCATTTGTTAATAGTATCTTCTTTGATAACTTTAAGGTGCTTAAGACCAATGTTACCAACAAGACCTGATTCTAATAATGCTCCCATTTTTATTTTGGTTTTTTATTTTATTGTTTATTTTTTTTATTTTGAAATTTTTGACATAATGTCTTTCATTCTAAGGAACTGTGGATTCTCATATGTCTTAGATTCAATCAAGTTAACTGCCGAACCAGATTGTGGTTCGCGGTCAATTACTCTTTCAATTGATTCTGTGATAGGAGAAGCATTAGTTGTAGACGAAAGTTCATCTTTTATTGTCTTATACAACGCTTTTGATTCCTTGAGGGTTTCGGCTGAATCGAATCTTCTAAGAATGTTAATTTTCTCTTGCTTAGAAGTTGAGTGTTCAGTAAATAAACGAGTTGCGTAAGCTAAGTTTGAATTAAAGATTGCTACTTCATTTAATTTATCTCTAAATAAATTGAGTGCCTTTCTATATTCTTCATTTTTAGCTCTGAGTGTCTCAAGTTCCGATTCAACTGACTCATTTTGTCTAGCCTTACTTGAACCTGTTCTTGCTCCTTTTGGTAATGCTCCTTTTCTCCAACCCATTCCATAAGTACGTGCCGCCTCTTTTGCCTCTTCTTTTGAAAGTTTTGGCGTTTTAGATGGCATTTCCATAGCTTCTTCTTTAAATTCAAACTTTGGTTTACTCGTACCTTTTGTTGGGTTGCCGTGCTTCATGTCTTCTTTAAATCCGCCTTTTGACTTCTTATAAGAAAACTTTTTAGCCGAGCCAATACTAGCTCCTTTACCTACTTTTGGTTTCATTCCCTCTTTGGTTTCCATTTTCTTAGCTTTTTTAGCTTCCATCATTGGATTATAGGATTCATTATCTTCCTCTTCAGATTCTTCCATCTCAAACTCAAATTCTTCGTCATCGTCTTCTTCAGACTCTTCGTTCATTTCGAGTTCATAAACAATTTCAGACTCTTCTAATTCAGATTCTTCTTCTTCATTCCAACCCTCTTCAAGTTCATCCTCAGACTCCTCGAGTTCATACTCAAAATCTTCTGATTCACTTTCAGTTTGAATTAAAAATTCTTTGTCGGAATCATTGTCAGAAACATGTAAGTATTTTCCGTCTTTAACAACTTCGATTGTATCATCAGGACCCATTTGCTTCAAAAATACATCAAGTACTTCTGAATCGGATTCATCTGTTAAATCTCTTACTTCCATGTCATCAAATCCCATATTCATGTCCATGTCTTCTTCAGAGCCCATTTCATCTTCAGATTCTTCATCATCTTCAGAGTCTTCCATTTCAAATTCCTCTTCAGATTCTTCATCGTCCTCAGACTCATCTTCGTCGTCCATTGCCATGAATTCTTCTTCATTCGCTTCTGTAACTTCTTCGTTGGTCTCTTCAGTTTCTTCAGTCTCTTCTTTCATAGACTCTTTTACTAATTCGCTAATTTCTTCCTTCATTGTTGAAGCAAGTATTTCTTTTGCGTTTTCATTGATAACTTCCTCCAAATTTTGAATTTGGAGTAATGTTTCATTAACTAAATTTTTTTCAGCCATTTATACTTTTTTTTAATAAATATGGCATTAGAATAAAAAAAATTATTTTTTTGTCGTATACAACAAAAAAAAGGGACAAAATGTCCCTTTTTCTTTAATCATAGTTTTTAGATTTTACTCAATTACCTCGTCAATTTTACTTTCTACAATTGCGGTAATTCTCCAATCCTCAGAATAACTTTCAAATACTTTGGTTACTTTTGCCTCAACATCAGTTGGGGAATATCCTTTAACCAATTTTTCTTGTCTGAGTTTTTTAATTTTTCCTGTCTCAGGGTCAGGCATGTCTGTTGTAATTTTTGCTACAAAATATTTCTCGTCCATATTAATTATTTTGATAAATAATCGGAAAGTTTTTTCATTAAATCAATAGACTGAGAAGCATCTCTTTGAGCTTTTAATTCTTTTTCTTCTTGGATGTTTTCTTCATACTTATATCTGTCTTTTTCATCCTTAAACAAATATGCTCCAGGTGTTGATGGAGATGATACAAGGTCAAAGCAAATTAATTCAAAATCTTTTTGGACTTCGTTTTGTTCCCCTACCTTTTTGAGTGACCCAACACCACGAGATGAAATACCAAGTGTTACACCTTGTCTTAAAAGATTTGCCGCTTGGTCTCCTTTTGTTGATACAATTCCTCTTTCGTGAAAACCTGGAGAAGTTAAAAGTTTCAATTTTCCAAGTAATACATTTTTATCCCACCACATATCCGTGATAATGTGAGAAACTCTGTCAAGGTCAATAAGAGAAGACTCGGGGTGATTAAGTTCTGAAAGAGCAGTGCCTCTTTTAATGTAATTTTTAATATAGTTTTCAGATTCTCTTTTTAATATTTCTTCAGGATAGACTCTACCATTTCTATTTGGAGTATTATACTTTTGGAGTACCGCATAAAATTCAAATGGTTTAGAATAATCTGAAGCATTTAAATTTTCCTTTATAATTCTATCGTTTGAAAATTCATTTGGTGACACATAACCCGCATCATATTCAATAAGAATTCCCTTACCTAATTCGTTAGGTCCAAGTATTTTCATGTTTTGCATTTAATATTTTCTTTATAAATATTAAACTAATTGCAAATTTGAAATTTTGTCGGCTTTGGTTAAATAAAAATTAAATAATTCTGAGGATTCAAATATTTCTTTTTGAACATTTGAAATAATGTCTCTTACGGAATTTTTTAATTTAACTGATTTAAAATCTATTGGTTCCTTTGTAAACAGTGTAATTTCTAAATTCATAAAGGACCTTTTTCCCTGACATATACCGCTTGACCTAAGGTCCATATCAACAATAAATTTTGAAAGAAAAATAAACTTATCTATAATTTCAGTCAAAAGTTGTTTGACTTCTTTTGTAAAAAAAGACACTTGTCTCGTCCAATCATCGGAATCTTTTTTTGGTTCTAACCAAGATTGTATGTTTATGTAAATTGACTTTAAATTTTTGGAATCGACTGTTCCATAAGATGTTTTGAAATTTTTATAACCCTTCAACACGCAAGACTTGCCTTTTTTCATTCATTTTTTAGCATTTCTGTTTATTTATATATTAAATTTAATAAAAAAAATTCAATTGTCAAAATGTTAATTATAGAAGTTAAAAAGGGGAATATTGACTCAGCCTTAAAACAATTTAAGTCAAAAGCAATTAAGACAAAACTTGTATCACAATTACAAGATAGAAAAACTTACAAAAAAAAATCTGACGTAAAACGCCAGATTAAGAAAGATGCAATTTATAAAGAAAAAAAGAAATCAGATAATTAATCCTTGATTTAATTGGGTAAGTTTTACAAATTCTTTTTTTGAATAGTGTGAACTAACAACTTTTTCTTTTGTCTCACTTAATACTTTTTTCAAATCCTCATCTGATTCGTTTATTAATGAATCCAATTTATTAATTGTAGATTCTTTAAGTGATTCAAATTCTTCTTTTGATGGCTCAGATTTTAATAAAGAAATAACTTTCTCTTTTTCAGACTCATTGAGTTCTTCTAAAGCTTTTTGAACGTTGTTGTTTGCTATTTTCAACATTGACTTTATTGGAACTATTTTTTTCTCTTCTTTAACAATTGGTTTTTTTGTTAAAGATTCAACTATCTCTTTTTTAGCAATTGATTTTTTTTCAGGATTTAGAGTGTCCCCATAAATTAAATCGTCAACCTTTGTGTAGTTATTTTCTTTAACCACAGATAAAGTCCATTTTTTAATTTTGTTTAATATGGTTTCATTTAAACTCAAAGACTTTGCCTCATTAACAAGGTCGTCAACCATATAAGTTGCAGTTTCTTTATCAAGACCTTTATTTTCTTTTAATGTATCGTATATAAAATACAATCTTTTAAAAGACTTATCTTCCAAAATAGTATTTTTAAAAAACTTCATATCTTTGCTTAATTTCTTTTCGGCAAAAGATTTTACAAGTTTGTTCTCGATTAATGTTTTAATTACTCCGAATCTCATTTTGTGATTTTATATATAAATATCAATCTTTTAATAACGAATTTAATTTATTCTCAATTTCGTCCAAAGATTTTCTTGCTCTTGATAAATCAATCGTTTCATCATCGTCAATTAAATCATTTTCTAAAAGAATATTCATATCTTTTTCAATAGATTCAGGTGTTACTCCGGCTTCTCCTCCAGGTTCTGGACCAGGTGGTGGAGGAAGTGGTGACTCACCTGCGGGTGCTCCTCCAGCCTCAGGTGGAGCCCCTCCTTCAGTTGGTGTTCCTGCCGGTTCTCCTTCTTTCTTACCATATAGTTTATCCAAATTATCAAATAAACCTGTGTGAGTTATAACTTCAGCAGTTTTCTTTAATTCCTCACCAACTGCTCTCTCAATTCTTTGTTGCTGGAGGTCAAGTTTAATTTCCTCATCGGAGAATCCTAAAATATGTTTTTTAGCCCACGATTGAGAAACTGGAGCAATTCCTGAACCAGGGTCTGCAACCATATCTTTATATAATAATATTTTTTCTTTCCAAACATCAATTCTAAGTAAATCTTGCTGTGTTGATGAATTAGTTAAAGAAAGCGTAAAGTTTCCAATTTCTTCTTCAAAACCTAAAACAAACAAGTGAATAATTGCAATTTTATTCAATTCTTGCAACATATTCTTTTGAATACGGTTAATCGTTCTTGCAAAACGAATATCTTGAAGAGAAAGATTTTTCCCATCTCCAACAGTTTCTTCGAACCCAAGGAATGCTTTCGGGACACGAAGTGCCGTTAAAAGTTTCTTTTGGATATATTCAATATCTGCAATTTCAGAAAGGTTTTGGGCTCCCTGTAAAGTTTCAATTGGGGACTGTTGTGCCGGGTCACGAACTGGAACAAAATAATCTTGGTCAACTGCCATTTGATTAAATCTCATATCCACATTTCCTGTCTTGTGGTCAACAACTTGGTCTCTCTTAAATTTATTTGCAAATCTTTGGATATATGGTTCAACATCGGCATCATCCATATTTCCAACAAATACTTTAAATACACGTCTTTCAGGTGCTCTTGATGTTCTATAAATTAACATAGCATCTTCTGACAATAATAATTGCTTCCAAATACGTCTTGCTTTTTCAAGCATTGACGTACCATAAGGAAGTCTTCTATCATCTCCAAGTAGTCTAAAGTGAGCGATTTCCCAAGTATTAAATTCAAGGTCTTTTTGTTTCCACTTAAATTTTGTATGTTTTTTTGTTGGATTTGTTTCAGGGTCTGCAGCTTTTCCACCCATACCAGCTTCCAATCTTTCAATTTCAATAATTGGAAGTTGCATTACACCTGTAACACCTTTTGTTGGGTCTAATTTTAAATAAACAAAATTGTCTCCGTACTTACAAGTGTTTCTTGTCCACATTGGAAGGTTTGTATTAATGTCAAGGTTGTTGTTAAAAAGGTCTGCAAGTATTGATTTAATTCTTCTTGATTCAGAATAAATCTGAAGCATAAATCCATTTTGGTCTATAGTTGTTGACTCTTCTGCGTAGATATCAAGAGCTGCCGATATCTCAGGAGTAAACTCCATAGATTCATAATCATAGAATGAAGATAATCTAGTTGGTTCATAATAAACTGCTTGAGTGTATAAATTATGCTCAATTTTACCCCACTGATTTGCAAGGTAAAAATTTTGTTGAGCCTGTAATTTTTCTCTTTCGTATTCTTGCTTGGAAGTCGTCCTAAGTAATTCTTTTTTGTCATATCTATATGTTGGATAGTCTTGTCCAAGAAGTGAATTAGGTCCAAATGCTTGGGATAATCTTTGCCAAACTGTCAGTTTATTATTTTCCATTAGTTAAAATTAAAGGTTTTTGTTTTAGTAATAAATAGTTAAATTTTAACAAATTACGTAAGTCGGATTACAGAATTCTTGTCCAGTACCTGATGGTGGAAATCTATATCTGTAAGCTAACTGCCAGTTAGGATTTGAAATCGTAGGATACATATTACCAGTACTATTAACATTGTTTGGTGAGCCTAACGCATATCCATTTGTCATTGGTACACAATATATTTCATAATTTCTATATCCTGGTTCGTCCAATAATTTGACATAATAATTAAATAAATAAAGATTACTGTTCAAATTAAACCCGCTATTCAAGTCCAGTGGGGCGGCAATTCTTCTAAGATTTGGACAAGTCACTCCCGAATAGTTAGGTAATGGATTATTATTTGAAGGATTTTGGGGTATTGTGTAATTTATAGCGTCATACCAATACATCGTTCCAGCTATTTGTGTTCTTGTAATTGTCCTACAAGAAGCACTAAAACCACCTGTATATGCAGTATAATCATATATATAGTTCATTATAGTTGATGATGCAAAAGGGGCAACAAAGGCTGCTGGAAGAGTACTTGTAAATGTTATATTATTGGTTGTTGCGGTCGATGAATTATTAATTCCATTGACCGCACTGTTTCTGGCGCTTGTACAAGTAGGTTGACAAGTTGTAAATGTAAGACCGGGTTCTACTGTATTCATTATAATTCTCATATAATAATTAGAACCAGTAATTCCTGTTGTGACTGTTGCGGACGTGTGTATCCAATAACATTGAGCAAGTCCCCCACCGGCATTACCAAAGAAACCTGCCGCACCGGCATCTCCACCAGTATTTCCATAACAGGCAGTACCTCCAGTTGCCGATGGAACACAAAGTCGTAAAGCACGATAATACCTCATATCGGTATTATTAAATGGGGAAGTTGTGCCTCCAGTCCAAGTACCACCACTAAATGTGCCATAAACTGGGTTACCGGAATATGAGCCAGGATAAAATGTACCTGTTGTCGCAGTTGTTGCTGTGGCCGTACAGGCACTAATTCCGGTATCAACGGTAGAGTTCATCACAGTAGTATATCCAGTATAGTAATGACCTAACCAATATGTGTTACTAAATTCCATTTGAATAACTCCAACTGTTGGTGAGGTTCCTGATAAAAATTTAGAAAAAGTTATTGTTCCAGCGGGGGCGTTTTGAAAACAGGATAATCCTGTGGCTCCGGGAAAAATAAAAAATGAATTTTGACAATCATTACTAACATAACTCAATCTTTGATTTGGGTCCGAAGAATTTGCCGTTAAATAATAGTTACTCGCTCCAGTCGCAGAATAAGGTATTATACCTATATTATTATCATTAGCAAAAGTATAAGAGTAGTTATAGGCATTAAATGAAATTGTATTTATTGAACCATTTTGCCAATAATTAGATATGTCATTATTATAAGATGTACTATAACCACATCCTGAAACTTTCACACCAATCATAGTGTAACAACTTGCAGTTATTGCAGTTATAGCACTTGCAATAATTTTATAAGGAGTACTTGAATTTAAGTATTGTTGTTGACAAGTATTACAATCGAAGCTGGAAAAACATCTTAAATTTAAGACCCATTCTGTATTACCCGAATTTGGAATAATTTGAATTGATAAGCTGTCGCCAGGAATTCTAGTTAATCCGGTTAAACATAAAACTTTTTTAAAACTAGTATTATTATATTGTCTCGGCCCCGACCACTGAAAATTACTACTAGTATTTAATGAACCAACTGACAAATTTTCTAATATTACTTCAGAAGGAGTTGTTCCTCCTGAATAAGTTATTATTAATCTGTCAGGTATACTTTGTCCCGTAAAACTATATCCAAAATAATTTGTATTAGCGGATAATTGGAATGTTGCCCGGAGTGGAATTGCGGTAGCGCCTGTTCCACTAAAGTAATACGAGTGTGTGTATGCGGATGTTGGTGTGTTACCATTATCACATGTTAATGGATTAACTTGAACTTGTTGATTATTGAAGCAATCTAAAGTGGCATCATATGTTCCTGTTCCCCCTGAATTTGAAAACGTAATTCCACTAATTATTACTCTATCAATTACAGGAGTATATGTTCCGGCTTGAGCCAAGTATACGTTTGAACCAGTTAAAGGATGAGTAAATTGATATGAAAATGTATTACCTTTTCCACTTTTAAATGCAATATTGGTTGAACTATTTGGTCCAAACCAATTAATCACATAATCTGAAATATTAGCTTGGCAACTTCCCGTTAAATCTCC